ATACAACAGCAGACGGTACTACAACACAGTTTGAAGTTAGCTATCCAGTAACATCAATTAATGAAATTGAAGTGTTTGTAGGCGGTGTACGTATGCGTAAGACGGCATTAGAAGTGTTTGATCCTACTGTAGCGTTAGATAGCCCAGAAGGTGATAGCACAGTAGCAGCAGACTTTACGTTTGATGCAAATACTAATACAATTACGTTGCTTGCAACACCACAAGAAAATACAAGGATAACAGTAGTGAAAAAAGTAGGTCAAAGTTGGACAGAATCAGGAAAAACGCTTGGTGATACACAAAATAGCATTGCTAGATTCTTACGTGCAGGTACTTCTGAGCTACCCGAATAAATACAGTATAGGAAAATTAAATGAGCGAACACATGCAAGATAAAAACGGAGTACTAGTGCAAGGGCATATTAAGATATTTGACCCTGAATCACAAAAAGTATACATTGATAAACGTAATGCAATTCACTACGAAAATATGAGTATTGCAATGGCTGAAAGTTTAGCAAATGCTGGCCAAGGTTATATTTACGAAATGAGCTTTGGTAATGGTGGAACAAGCGTTGACCCAACAGGTATTATTACATATCTAACACCAAACAGCACAGGCACAAATGCTAGTTTATACAACCAAACCTATACTAAGGTTGTTGATGACAGAAGCGTAAACAATACAGATCCTGCACGTAACAAATTAGAAACAAGACACGTTGCTGGCACAAATTATACAGATATTGTTGTTAGTTGCTTACTTGATTACGGTGAACCAAATGGACAAGATGCGTTTGATACTGCAAGTGCAACTGATAGCCCATATGTATTTGATGAATTAGGCTTGCGTAGTTATAGCTCAAGTGGCACAGGACGTCTAATTACACATGTTATTTTTCACCCAGTACAAAAGTCACTTAACAGATTAATACAAATTGACTATACTGTGCGTGTACAGAGTTTAGCAGGGTAAGGAGTAGAATATGCCATATACAATAAGCTACACTGATGCTGTTAATAAAGGAACAATTACTGTTGAAGATAATACACTTAACAGTGAGACAAGTTTAAACTATCCTGGTAGAGGAACAACAGCATACGGTCAAGCAGTAAATGAAAACTTTTTACATTTACTAGAAAATTTTGCAAATACAACAGCACCTGAACGTCCTGTAGAAGGACAGTTATGGTATGACTCTACACAAGGTGTAGATCAACTTAAAGTATACGATGGTACAAATTGGGTAGCAAGTGGCGGACTTAAAAAAGCTAGTGCTGCTCCAGCAGTAGCAAACTCTAGTGCAGGCGACTTGTGGGTTAATACAGAAAGCCAGCAGCTATACTTGTTTACAGGTAGTGCATGGGTATTAGTAGGACCGGACTTTAGTGACGGACTACTAACAGGCGCACAAGCACAAGCAATTATAGGCACAGACGACATAACTTATAATGTACTTGCAATTAAAGTTGAAGATCAGCCAGTAATTATTATTAGCAGTCAAAGTTTTATTCCAAAAGTAGCAATTAAAGGATTTAGAACAGGAATTAATCCTGGTATGAATATTGCCGACGAAGCAATTGTTGGCGTACAAGCATTAAAATATTATGGTACAGCAGAAAAAGCAGAAGCATTAGTTGTTGGAAATACATCTGTACCTGCAAGTAACTTCCTAAGAGGAAATGCAGCAAGTAGTACAGATTTCCAACTAAGTGTTAAGAGTAATGACGGTATTAAAGTTGGTACAGGCGGACAATTAAGTCTAGGTATTGACGGTGAAACTGGTGTTATACAACATAATACAAGTGGTTCTAGCATTGATGTTAGAATGCGTAACGGAAACTTAACACCAACTGTAATGAGTATTAATAGTGATGGTAATATAGGTTTTAATAATGCTGCACCTGAACAAACAGTTGATATTAAAGGTAATCTTAAAATATCACCTAAAACAGGTGAAGCAGAAACTGGCGTATTAAACATTACAAGTACTGAAAACTCTACATCAATTGGTACAGGCAGTATTACTACAACTGGTGGTATTGGTGTTTCACAAAATGCATACATTGGCGGCGATGTAGATGTTGGCGGCTTATTAATAACAGGAAATATTGCTCCAGATAGTAATAGTTCAAGAAATATTGGTACTTCAATTAATAAATTTGATCAAATATATGCTACTACGTTCTTTGGAAACATACAAGGTAACGTTAGTGGTACAGTTAGTGGTCGAGCAGGTTCTGCAGATAGACTTGCTAGTGCTACAACATTTGCATTAAGTGGTGATGTTGAACCAAATAGTTTTGAATTTGATGGGCAAACTGGCGGCAGCACAAAAACATTTGCAGTAAATATTGCAAACAGTTTCATTAGTAACAAGACTACTACATATGATGCAGGAAATGCAGACGAATTACTGTTAAATGTAACTACAGGAACAACTGGCGTATATAAAATTACAAAACGTAATTTCTTAAAAACAATTCCATTAGTACCAGCAGGCGCAATGATGCCATTTGGCGGAGTTGAAGCACCTACTGGTTGGCTACTATGTGACGGGCAAGAAATTAATAAGTCTGATTACAATGAATTATGGATAGCAATTCAACATAACTTTAAAGATGCTAGTTTAGTTAGTGACAACGGTGTAAGTAAATTTACATTACCAGACTTTAGAGGAAGATTTGCATTAGGACTTGACAACATGGGTGGCCCAAGTGCAAACAGAGTTACAAATTTAGCTGCTGATGCTATTGGTGGTAACGCAGGTGGCGAATCAGCAACACTAACTACAGATAATTTGCCAGAACACGAGCATGATTTAGAAGGTGCAAGTGGTACACAGTTTTATGGTGTTAGAGTTGGTGCTGGGGTACCAGTAGATGATAATGCTATTGAACTTCCAATTGAGCCAGGCTTAGGTGGAACACAAGGTATTGCATCAAGTGGTGGCATCAAAACTGAAGCAACACTTGGTACACCATTAGATGTTATGAATCCATTCTTAGCAGTCAATTACATAATTTATACGGGACAATAATAGATGAGTTATCAACTAAACAAAACAGACGGCACACTGCTACTAGACTTAATTGACGGTCAAATTGATACGGCTAGTACAAACCTTACATTAGTTGGTAGAAACTATACTGGTTACGGTGAGTATTTTAATGAAAATTTTATTAAATTACTTGAAAATTTTAGTAATACAGCAGCACCAAGTAATCCTGTAACAGGACAACTTTGGTGGGATAGCACAGAGCAGCGTTTAAAAGTATTTGACGGTACAGTTTGGAAATCAAGCGGTGGCCCAATTGTACAAAACACTAGACCACAAATGGTTGCAGGTGATTTATGGATTGATAACCTAAACAACCAAGTTTATGCTTATGATGGCACAGACTTAATGTTAATGGGCCCACAGTATACTGAATCTCAAGGTAAGAGCGGATTTGAAATTGGCAGTATACTTGACTCACAAAGTAGATCACGTACAGTTGCAAATTTATATGTAGGTGGAACACTTACAGCAGTAATTAGTAGTATTGAATTTACTCCAATTTATGCACAAAGAGTATTAGGACTAGTAACAGCATCAAACCCGGATGGTATTATTAAAGTTGGTATGAATGTTATTGACACTGCTAACTTTAAATACAGAGGTATTGCAGATTCTGCAAACGCACTTGTTACAGCAGGCGGCGTAGTTAGAACTGCTGATAGTTTCCTACCGTCAACAGCAAGTGGTATTACAACAGGTACACTGACAATTCAAAACTCAGGTGGTTTAACAATTGGACTATCACAAAACAACGTACAAAAAGTTGTTGGCCCACGTTTTTATATTGAAAACCAACTTACAGACCACGATTTAAGTTTGCGTGTTAAGTCAACTACATTTGGATCTATTTCAGTAGATGCAATTTATGTAGATGCAAGCGCAGCTAAAGTTGGTATTTTTACAACTAACAGATTACCAGAATATACATTAGACGTTGAAGGCGATATTCGTTGTACTGGAGACTTAATTGTTGAAGGCGACAGAGTTGCATTAGATGTACAAACTCTAAGAGTTGAAGATAAAATTATTGAAATTGGTATACTAAACGATAGCACTGAACTTACTGATGCACAAGCAGATGAATCGGGTATTAGTGTTAACAGTAGTAATGGTAGTAAAGATATACTTTGGAAAAATGCTACAAATGCATTTACATCAAATGTAAACATTGACTTACTAGGTACAGATAAAACTTACAAAATTGGCGGGGTTGATAAACTTACAAATACTTCATTAATTAATATTACTTCTGCACCAGACTTACAACTAGTTGGCACACTTACTGAAATACAAATTGATGAAATTAATATTAATGGTAAGACTATTAGCTCAACAAATGATATGGCATTAATATCATCACAAGGTATTGCTATAACAGGCGGCGCAGACATTAATATTACTGATGCACAAAAAATTACTGGTGTAGGTAAAGCAATTAGTGCAAGAGAAGCAGCACGTTTAAGTGTAACTGAATCTACAGCAGGTACAGTTACAACTAAAGAATATGTAGACCAAGAAATTGCTACAGATCCAGTAGTATTCAGTATGGATATTACAGGTATGGGAACAGGAACTACACTACAGACTGCATTAGCAGCGTATTTGAATGATTTATACCCAGCTGTAACATTAAATTCTAACAAAATTGCACGTATACATACAACATCTTATGCTGGAGCAACAGTTCAAGGTGTGGATGTTGAAAGTGCTAAAAACAATAGCTATATAGCTGTTGATTCAAACGGAACACAGAATGAGTCTGTGGTACAAGACATTAGTTTTGATGCTGGTGGTGCAAGTGGTAGTGTTATCCTTACACCAGCAAGAGGGTTAATGACATACACTTCAAATGGAACAGCTTGGACTTATCAGTCAACAAGTGTGTATCCTTAAAAACGATAAATAATATAATAGCACTAGGGGTTACACAATAATGGCATATGCAATAGACAGATATAACAACACACTGTTAACTACAGTGGAAGATGGTACAGTTGATCAAACAACTGACCTTAAATTCATCGGAAAAAACTACGCAGGATACGGCGAAATACAAAATGAAAACTTTTTGTTTTTGCTAGAAAACTTTAGCGGAGCAAATCAACCAGCAAGACCAATAAGTGGTCAAGTTTGGTTTGATAGTGGTTCAAGCAAATTAAAGTTTTATGATGGTACACAGTGGCGTACTACAGGCGGAGCAGAAATTTCAGGAACACAACCAACAGGATTAGCTAATGGCGACTTTTGGTGGGATACTGGCAATGATCAACTATATGTTTATAACGGTACTAACTTTATACTTATAGGACCACAGAACGCAGGCGAAGGCGTAACCCAGATGCAAAGCCTAGAAGTTCTTGATACTACAAGTGCTACAAGAGGAATTATTGCTGCTGTCATCGAAGATGAAACAACAATGGTTATAAGTCCAACACAGTTTGATCTAAATGCAAGCCAAACAGCATTAATTACACAAGGCTTTGATAGAATTCACAAAGGTATTACTCTAAGAAATACTAAAAATATAACAGCCGGTGTTACTAGCCAAGCTGATAGATTCCACGGTACAGCTACAAATGCTGAAAAACTAGGCGGAACACCAGCAGCTAATTTTGTTCAAACAGGTATTGGCAACACAGTATTTACAAGTGCAGTAGAAGCACCAGATGCTGGTATTTTAGTTGGTGACTCAAATGATTTCCAATTTAAAATTGATGACAATGGCTTTGATGGCGTAATACAAAATATTACAAATAACGGCGTAATAAAATTTAAAGTTACTAGTGGCGCAGGCGTACTAACACACGTAGGTACAGTTACAGCAACAGGAATTGTTCCAGCAGCTGACAACACATTTACATTAGGTACAGCAGCATTAGGATTTTCAAATGTACATGCAGCGACATTTACAGGTGAAGCAACTAAAGCAGCTACGCTAAGAGTTGGCACAGACTTCCGTTCAGCTAGTTCTAGTGCTACAAATAATACTGTAGCAGTTAGAGATGCAACAGGTAACATTGCTGCAAATCTCTTCCAAGGTACTGCAACACAAGCACGTTATGCTGACTTAGCAGAAAAATACACAACAGCAGAAGAATTACCAGCAGGCACAGCAGTTGCAGTTGGCGGCGAAGCAGAAGTTCGTCCAGCAAGAGCAAGTGATTACAGTATTGGCGTTGTTTCAACTGATCCAGCATATATGATGAATAGCGAAGCAGAAGGTCAATACATTGGTCTTAAAGGACGTTTACCAGTAAGAGTAAAAGGTCCAGTTTCAAAAGGTCAAGCAGTATATGCATGGGAAGATGGCGTAAGTACAACTATTGCTTCAACAGCATTAGTAGGAATTGCACTTGAAAGTAATAGTGATGAGGGCGAAAAACTAGTAGAATGTGTACTAAAGGTATAAGGAACCCCAATGGCAGATATAACAGCAGCACGAATTAACAACTTACAATCTAGTATTGGTTTAATATTAGGTAATGGTTCGGGCCAAAACGGATACGGACAGACAGTAGTAAGTACTCCAGTTAATAATACTGGTGACATTATAGAAGCTGCTGATATGAATGCAATTTATGCAGACATACTTAAAGCAAGAGTACACCAAGTTGGCACTGGCGACATTAGTATTGCTGAAGTTGTACAAAATCTAAACATAGTCGCAGAACAAACAAGTAACTTTATTAACGACCAAGGTATTGGCTCAATTGATCCAGATGGCTTTAAGAAAGGTATTGAAGACTTTGAAGACTTAATGAGTCAAGTGCAAGCAGATAAAGCACTTTTGCATCCGAGTCAAGCAGCATTAGAGCCTGGCATAACAAGTTCTAGATCAAGCACATGGAACGGCTTAATTGTACATGAAGTAGCTGTTACATTTAGCTCAGCTGAAGCAAGGCGTTTCTTTTTTAATACAGGCGGCGAAATTAGACTAAGTGCAAATAATACAGGCGCAGGAACTCCAAAAGGACTAGACTGGAATCAGTTATGTTCACAAGCAGGAACAATTAAATTTAATTCAGAAACTACTGCATCTACAAATGGTGGCGGATCAACAATTGGTAACTACGATTTAACAAGTGCTTTCCAAGACATATACCAAAAAGTTGGTAGCGGAACATATAGTGCTGTATATGCAGGTAACATTTATACACTTAAAGCAAGATCCGATATTGATACACGTATTATTTTTAGAGCAGAATTTAATGATGTAGTATTTGACAACAATATTGACAATAACGTCGATGGCACACTTTCAAGTGTTGTACAGCATTATCGTGCAGACGGCGATGTAACTACTCCAGCACCATCATACTTTAACACTACTACACTAGCATAACCAAACACTTTAGCAATGCTAGTATTTTCTAATAAATACTTGATAGCAAAAAGAGATCACATATGCCCAATACTGTATTAGCGAGTAGATATAATAATTTAAGAAACCAAGTAAATTTAGTGCTTGGAACTTCTAGCGGCGCATCTCCGCAATATGGGTATGGACAATCATTTAGTACTGACAGTGTAATTGGAACACGTTCAGTTGCTGAACCGTCTAATGCAGATAAAGTAACAGCGCAAGATTACAGAGATTTGTATATTGACCTTATAAGAGCAAAAGCACACCAAGAAGGTGCATCGACACTTTCGGTTGATCCTTTTATTGTTGGTGATTACGAAACAAATACTAGCAATACAGATATAATTGAAGAAGCGTATATACAAAATTTAGAAACACTAGCAACTGGATTAGAAACTAATAGATTTAATGTTGCTGCATCAAATTTAACTACAGAAGCTAATAGTGCAGCTAGTAGCAGTCGAATTGGTGGACTTCCGTTCTCATCAGAAATTAATCATATTTTTACAATGACATGGGATACAGCTGAAGCAAGGCGGCATTATTTTAATGCTGGCGGCCAAATTAAATTTGGCGCATCAGTGTCATACACTGGAAGTCAAGCAAAAACAGTTGACTGGCAGCAAACATTATCTGCAATGGGTACTACTAGTTTTACTGGTGTTGGTACAACAAATAATAACGGCATTGGTACTAATAGTTCCGTTGGTAACTATAATTTAAGCAATGCATATCAAATTGTTTATAGACAAGACAATGGTGCAGTTTATAGCAGAAGTAGTTATAACATTTATGCAAAAGAACAAGTTACAGGCGATGCGACATCTGCTATAAGATTTAAAGTACAATTTTTTGATGGTCGACCAAATAATTTAACATATGGTATTGACGAATTAGCATACGGTGATTGGTACAGTACTATACAAACAGCATATGCAGAAAGTACAGTTGCTATTAACGGAACAACATATGATGCTGTTATAATTCCAAGCAGCGAACGCCCTACAGGGTCTGTACAATCACCCCTAGGATAACCAACTTTATAGTTGACAAACTCTAAAATCTAATATATACTAGTACTAATTAACTAGGAGTTTAACTATGGATGAACGTTTAGAAAAAGCATTAGACTTTTCTAATTATATGCTAACACTCAGTAATCAAAAACGATTGTTATCTGAAAAATATCAGCAAGATTTAATTCATTTTTATAGTGGATCTCAATTTACAATTACACGAGAATTAATTACATTTGTAAGCGCAATGGTAGATGCTGAACAAGACGAAGTTGTAATTATTGATGATAATAGTATTCCTTGTATGGTAAGCGATATTAGCGATTTTCATATTAATATTTTAAACAAATACGCAACAGCGTCAAATGATTATTATACAGAATATGCAAGTCTAAAAACAAACAGAAGCGTAGAGAAATTAGTCGAGCATGAATAAAGGTGCATTTGTAATTGCACGAAATAATGGCCATATTGATTATGTAAAACAAGCTGTTTTCCTTGCAAAAAGAATAAAGAAATATCTAGACATACCAGTTACAATAGCAACTGATAGTGCAGACTATCTAAAAAATACGTTTGATGTAAACGTATTTGATAATGTAATTGAGTTACCATATACTGACGAAAAAAACTTGCGATACTTTTTTGATGGAACATTGTCAAAAAAGACAGCTAGTTTTAAAAATGCTAATAGAGCAAACGTATATAATCTAACTCCTTATGATGAAACATTACTAATGGATACTGACTATATCATTTCAAATGATTTATTTAAAAGTTGTTTTGACTCAGTATCTAATTTTATGTTATATAAAAAATCAGATGATATTGCAAAAGTACGTGCTGAAGACGAGTTTGATACAATAAGCAATACTAGTGTTGATTTTTATTGGGCTACTTGTGTATTTTTTAGAAAAACAGAAACTAACAAAACATTTTTTGATCTTGTTAGTCACATAGAAGATGAATGGAATCATTATAGACGAGTGTATCAAATTAAATCATCATTATTTAGAAATGATTTTGCATTTAGTATAGCCGTACACATAATGAATGGATTTCAAACAGGAACATTTGCTCAACAACTTCCAGGAAGTATGATGTATACTACTGATAAAGATATATTGTGGAGTATGAAAGATGATAAAATGATGTTCTTAGTTGAAAAGAAAGATTACTTAGGTGAATATACTGCTATAAAAACTAAAGGACAAAATATTCATGTAATGAACAAAAGTAGTCTTAATAGAATTATTGATGAGGAGTTTGCAAATGACTAAAGGTATTGTATTGCTTGCTCAAAATAACGAAACTGATGATTATGTATTACAAGCATGTTTGTTAGCAATGAGTGCAAAGGTTCATAATACGGTACAGATAAGTATAATAACTAATGACGATGTACCA